ATCTGTATTTAGTGGTTTATCACCTAACTTAGTAACATATATTCTACGATACCATCTATGGTGGCAATTACCACCACCTTTATACAACCATATTGAATAAGTATCTGCACCACCAGCACCCCAGCCTTTATTTACAGGCATTTTACCCATTCTTAATATATCTTCTTTACGATATACTTTGTTTGCTGCTAACATCTTCTTACAAAACTCTCTACTATTACCTTCTTCTTTTCTTTTTAAACCTTTATCTTCGTTGTAATAATATCTTACTCTGTATAGGTTACCATCTCTATCAGTACCGTCTTGTTCAGATTTTGCTTTAGGTATTGCTCTACCTGTATTAGCTAACTCTAATTTTTCTAAGTTATATTCAAAATCAAAATCAGGGTGTTCGCCTTCTGCATCATCTTCATCTACCAACTCCCAGTTATCTAAATCTTCTTCTTCGCCATATTCAGCTAGAAATTTATCTAACTCTGTATATTCAGCTAGATTTTGTTCTTCGGCTACTGTTTCTTCTTCTTGTGTTAGTGGTGCGTAACCTAATTCTTCTCTTATCTCATCTTGTGTTAATACGTCTTTTAGTGTTTCTGCATCAAACATAGAATTTAACGGTTTAGAGTCTTTTATGCTTAATGGCATAGTAACACCATTTACTGCTAAAAGTTTCTTAAACGTCTTTAAAAGCTGATTTTGGAAGGGTTTTACTACACTATTCATATATAACTCGTATGCTTGTAGTAATTCACCACGACCACCTAATTGACCTTCTGTTTTAACACCCAATAACATAGGACTTGTTACCCTATGACCTATCATAATGTTTTGTATGCACAACTCATTTAGTACAGTATATTGCTTATCAGCATCAGATACTTGTATAGGTATAATTTCAGGCTTACTATTAGCATCGTCACTAAACGTAAGTACAAATTTACCAGCATTATTAGAGCCTGTAAACTTTTTAGCTATTTGTCTTTCTATCTGTACTCGTTCTTCACGTGTTGGTACACCATTAGCAAAGTTAATAAAGTACGAACCACTAAAACCATTAGTAATATTGTTTAGGTGAAAATCAGATGTTAAATTATCTATCTGTATCCAATTCGTAGATGCTACATAATCAGGAGTGTGGTACAACTCCATAGCTGGAGAGTATAAACCACTATATAGTAGTTGGCTACCTTCGCTTCTATCCATCATATTAAATGGCATAATATGCTTAGGTGTGTATTCTTTTTTTCTGTATTGTGTCCAATCTGTACTTAGGTAATAGCAAGGTACTTTACCATCTTTATCAGGTACACCAATTCTAACTTGTTCTACTGGTACGTGATGTAGTTCTGCTATCTTAGTTTTATCTTTAGACCATATTACATTTATAGCGTATGCACCTTGTAGTTTTAAGTCAAATGCTAACTTCACAAATAATTCGTGTGCGCTTTCTTGACTATTAACAGATGCTAGAAACTTTTTAAGTGCAACATATTGTGATAAATTATTACTTTCTTCTATTAAAAAATCATCGCCAGCAATCATAGATGCAGTAGCATTAATAATTGCACTATTTGTAGCACTATTGTTATATAAATCTATTAAGTATTGTGGGTAATTATTTTTATACTCACCATCACCGTAACCTATCCAATCAGCACCACTAACTTCTATGCTTTTAGGTTGTACTTCATTTGTTAGATTTATATTTATTAGTCTTTCTTTCATAATTTATATTAAAAACCTACTCTATCTTTAATGTCATTAAAAACTGTAGTCATTTCAGTAGTACCCTCTAATGAAGTGTCAAATATTGCAACTTCATAAATTAACATATCTGCACTTCCATCACCTATTTGACAAAAATCAAATGTATTAGATAATGCAGTACTAGCAGTTCCTGAGGAAATAAGACCTACTTGACTATTATCTATGTAAATATGTAACGCGCCACTAATATCTCTTGCAATCATTAAAATATATGTACCAGTTGGTTGTGCGCTAGTTAGTGTGATGTCAGTTATAACACCATTTAATCTAACACGCATAACATCATCTTGTGAACCTTTATATATTCTTATTTGGTCACCACTACAACCTATTACAACCTCATTATTTGGTGAATCACCAGCACTATTAGTTTCTTGAACATCAAGAGCAATAAATGCAGTAAAAGTTGTTAGTGTTAAACCTGATGTTGAAGTTTTCATAACACTACCTAATGTAGTATCAAACGTAATAAAATTTAAAGATGTGTGTTTATAAGCAGCAGTATTGTCGTCCATATCCATATTTACAGATGTATTATTACTACTATCTGCCCAATTTGATACTAAACCAAATGAATCGTGTGTAAGTCCAGTATTAAATTTATACCAAGCCACAAGACTGCTTATATCATTTAGTGAAAAACCTGATATAGCTTTATTGTTTAATTTTAATGCGTTTGCTAACTGCATATTAATTACTATAACCTACGGCAACACCACTTGTTATAGTAATTGCAGTAATATTCATAAATAAGACTGTACCAGCAGGTATTGTTGTATGTAATGATGAATCACCAGTACCATTAGCAACTGTAATTGCACTTATTACGCTTTCTGTTACAAAGTGTACTGCATAAAAATTTGCACTTGCTTGTGCGCCTGTAAATATTACGCAATCGCCTTTTTTACCTAATTGTTCATTTAATAAATCTGTTGTATTTTTTGCTCCCATTTTAAATGCTTATATATTGTGTATTACTATTTAATGTATTTGTATTATCTGTAGGTGTATATTCTGTGTAAGATACCTCTGTTACAGTATGGTCTTTTACTAATGCTTTACCACGTTCTATAATAGTTGAATTATCTAAAGTACTATCATCAGTTAAATCATTACTTGCAACTTCGTGTATAACATAAGTATAAAAACCTTCAGCACCTAAATTTATATTTATACCTTCAGTAAATTCTATTATACTATGTCTAGGTTTTATAGTTTCAGTAGGGTTTAAAAAGTAATTTTTTTTAGTCATATCGTTAGTAAACTTTATAAAAACAAATGGTTTACTAACTTGTTTTTTTTTACTAGGCAAATTGAATAATAACATATTAGCTAAACCCTTATTTATAACTACCATACTATAAAATATAAAAAAACTTAATTTATTTACAAAAAACTAAAAAAAAAGAGGGAAAAACCCTCCTTTTTCTTAATTATATCAATTATTAATCTTCATCTATTGCATTGACAGTGAAGTCACCTTGGTCAAATGGATTAGTTGTATAATCTTCAACTACTAATGCAGTATCAGGTTCTTGTCCTGTAAATGTTAAATCATAACCATTCATATCACCAAATGCTACACCACTCTGTACAGTACCAGCCGTCAATTCCATACCATTTACAGAACCACAACATAGTATTGTACGTTTGCCAGCAGCGTTTACATTATTAGTTTCTACAAAAATCACTAGCCTTCTATTCATAGCTAATAATTTTAGTTCGTTTTGGTCAGCAGTTGTCATTTTGTGTAGCTTAATATTTACTTCAGGTTGAAAAAATAAAGTACCATTTTCTGTACTTACATTAACACTTTCAGTATATGAACCAGTACCACGAGCCAAATTGTATTTAAATAAGTTTGAAGTTATCACAAACTCAGTTAATTCACCACCTGACGATGTTAAAGTTGTTACATCAGCTAACTGCACAAAATAGACTGCTTTAATACCACCAATACCATCTCTACAATCAAGACCTCTACCTTTAGTTAATTCGCAAGCCATATTTTTTTATATTTATTAGTTAAGGGGGGTTGTTACACCCCCCTGTACTTATTTTAATTCTTAGTCTAATCTTACAATATCACCACCTTGTGCGTGCTGACAACCACCAGTAAATTTAGCTACTACTCTAATATTATCGCTTCCGTCTAGGTCACTCATATCTAGCATACGTATTTCAGTGTGGTCAGACAATAAATCTGTACCAAAGAATAAATTAGATGCTTGACCAGCAACCATTTTATTCTCTACCATACCTGGACATACTGCTAATTTAATACCTTCAAATTCAGGTGTATATTGCCCCATATGATTAAATGGGAATGCAGATAAAGCAGAAATTGCATTAATATATAATCTGTAAGAAGTTGGTGATAAATAGATATATAAATCTTCTTTAGTATATACTGCACTAGGAATAGCAGCAGCAATAAGACCTAAGTTAGCTATAATGTTATCAGCAGTAAATGCATTACCAGCACCACCACTATTATCAGCTTCTACGATAGCAGCGTCATTCTCAAATAAACCATCGGTAGGGTGCATAAATCCAACAAACTCTCCTGAAGCTGACGCATTACCACGCCAAATGTTAGTTTCTACGTGGTCTGCAATAGTTCCACTTAGATAAGACATAACAAAAGCAGTAAAATCAGCACTCATATCTCTATTGTGTGCGCCAGCTCTCATTTGTGCAGCTTGCCAATCAGCAAGTAAATCTTTTTTACAAAGGTCTACATTAATTTGTAGTTCTTTTGGGTCTAATACTCTTTCTGTTAAAGTAAGTGTACCAGCATCAGTAAAATCACACGTAGCATCTACAATCATACCTGATGAAGCTACTTTTGTAATATTTCTTTTGTATTTTACGTTCTCTAATACAGTTAAGTATTCAAGAGATTTAGCAGATTTTAACGCAGCAGCGATATACTGACCAGCGTGTTCTCCACTATAATTTGAAGTAATATCAAAACTCATTTTTATTAATTAT